GGATTATTCGCTCAAACGGCCAATAGCACGCCCATAACTAATACTGATGTAGAGACATCGTTAATAAATGGTGGGGTAGGCAGTTTGTTTGTTCCAGCGAATGGTTTTCAGGCAGGTGATAGCTTTAGGGCTGTGATTGCTGGTGTTATTAATGTTGGCAACAATCAGACAATTAGAATAAAGATCAAGGACGGTAACACTATATTAGCTGACAGTGGACCTAAAACAATATCGAATATTGCTAATAATGTATTCTCTTTAAATATTGATTTTACAGTAAGAGCATTAGGAGCGGCAGGTGTAGCATCTATTGTAGCGTTGGGCACATTTCATTTCACTAAGACATCAAATGACGCTACACAGGGATTTGCTTTTAATAATGTTAATAATACAACATTTGATACAACTGTTGGCAATACTTTAGATATAACTGTTCAATGGGGTGCTGCATCAACATCTAATTCAATTTTTTCAGACATATTTATCCTTAATAAAACATACTAAGTGAAGTATATAATACCTTTATTATTTGTAATTATAGCCTGCACACCACAACGAAGATTCAATAGGTTAGTTAAGAAGTACCCATATCTTTTAACAAGTGACACGCTTGTCGTTAGAGACACTATAAGAGATACCATTCGTATTACGATTCCTGAAGTTGAAGTCGACACTGTAGTAAGTATTAAAGAGCTTTACGATACGATTACCATAGAGAAAGATAGGATAAAAGTTAAGGTTTGGCGAGTAAAAGACAAGGTATATATAAATGGCAAATGCGACACTGTATATATCGAAAAGCCGATAGAACGGATAGTCTATAGGAAGATACCTGTAAAGTATTACGAGAAGACTCCTTGGTATAAGATATTGCTGCATAATGTTCTAGGAATTTTATTAATTTTGCTTATAGTATATACTACGTATAGGATTATAAGAAATTACTTACTATGAAAACAAAATTACTCTTACTAGCAACGTCAATTATAGCAGTCTTGTCCCCAGTTAAACCAATGATATATGTTGCGTTGTTAGCAATTATGTTAGACACATCATTTGGTGTTTGGAGAAGCGTTAAGAAGGGTGGATGGAAAGCTATTAAGAGTAGAAGGTTATCGCACGTTATAAGTAAATCTCTTCTTTACTGTGGAGCTATTTTATTTATATTTTTAGTTGAGAAGTATATAGCTGCTGACTTGTTAGCTCACTTTATATCTGTTGACTTAGTTATGACAAAGATAGTAGCGTTCTTTTGTGTTGCTGTAGAGATTAAGTCGATTAATGAAAGCTATGAGTCGGTTACTGGTAAGAACTTACTAAAGTCATTAAGAGAGTTTGTAACAAGAGCAAAAGAAGAAGCAGATAAATTAGCATGAAGTTAGATACAACAAAAATCGTTCAGGCTAGACTAAAGGCTAGCCAGTATTTTCAAGAGGAAACTCCTAAGAATCAGATTTACTTGCACCACACAGCAGGAAATGGCAACGCTGTTGGTGTGTCTAAATATTGGGACACTACAAAAGATAGAGTAGCTACTGCATTTGTAATAGGTAGCATGGGTACTATTGTTCAGTGTTTTTCATCTAGAGAGTGGGCTTATCATTTGGGATTAAAGAACGCTCCGTTCTCAAACATGGGAGTACCATACAAGGCACTTGACAAGAACTCAGTAGGTATTGAGGTATGTAACTGGGGTATGTTAAAAGAGAAGAACGGTAAGTTCTATAACTACGTTGGTGGTTTGGTTGATGACAGTGAAGTCACTAAGTTGGACGAACCATTTAAGGGTTATTTTTATTGGCACAAGTACACTGACAAGCAGATTGAGAGCTTACGTCAATTAGTTGTATATTTGTGTGAGACTTATGACATACCAAAAGATTACAGTGATGACATTTGGGATTTGTCGAAGAGAGCTATGAAGGGGGATGATGGTATATTTACGCATAACTCAGTAAGAAAAGATAAGTCTGACATGTATCCATGTCCGAGAGTTATTGAGATGTTAAAGAGTTTGTGATGAAGAAGCAGAAAGATATATCATCGTTTATAGCGAAACCAAAGGTAAAACGTCCTGGTGTGCATGCTAAAAGCAAAACATCTAACACAAAGACTAGTAAGAATTACGTTAAAAAATATAACAAGCAAGGGAAATGAAAGTAAATAATTACCCAGTTAAAGTGCCTAGTGCAGGTGACAGACTATTTGGTAGTGATTCGTATGGCGACCAGAAACAATTTGATATGTCAGCTGTTAGTAGTAACGTATTTCAATATGAGATAGGACAATATGTTGAGGATGAGGGTGGAGTAATATTTCATAGATGGTTATCTACAACTGCAGGAGGATCTCCAACAACTGGGGTATTTCAAAATTATTTAGTTTTATCTTTGGAAGATGTATCAAATTCCTTACCATTTAGCAATGATTTTGCAGACATGATAAATGTTGACAGTCTTTGGGATGGTGAAACCAATACAATTAATTTAGTTAATATTGGTGTTACAGGTGGTATTGTATTAGGAACTGCTGCATTTAATGCAAATAATTTTATTTCAGAAGGTTTTGATGATTGGTATCTACCAGCTATTGATGAATTAGTTAAAATATATAACAATAGATTGGAAATTTCACAAGGATTAAATATTGCTCCAAATGGTGTTCAATTAACAATAGATTCATATTGGAGTAGCACACAAAAAAGTGATAAAAATGCGTGGTTTTTTTATTTTGCAGACGGTAGTCCTTACTATACCTTTAAAAACTCATCTTACTATGTCCGCGCAATAAGAAAATTTAGTATATGAAAGTAAATAATTATCCAGTTAAAACTCCAGCAGCTGGAGATAGACTATTTGGTAGTGATTCAAATGGTGACCAGAAGCAGTTTGACATGACTGCTATTAGTAGTAATGTATTTCAGTATGAGATAGGCGAATATGTTGCTGATGAGGGTGGAGTAATATTTCATAGATACCTAGATGGCAGCACTCAAAATTATTTGGTTGTTTCAATTACTGATCAAAGTTCTGGACAGGCTTGGAGCAATGTTACATCTACATTAATTGGCTCAACTGCACAAAGCACATGGGATGGATTATCAAATAGTAATGCAATTGTAGGACAAGCAGGATTTACAAATGGTGCTGCTAAAACATGTTTAGATTTAGTTTTATTAGGAAAAAATGATTGGTATTTACCATCACTAGATGAAGCAAATTTAATTATTCAAAATAGATTTAATATAGCTAAAACTTTTCAAAATATAGTAGGTGCATCAGTTTTTAATGATTTTTGGACAAGCACTGAATTTGATGCTGGTAAGGCATATTATTTTAAACCATCATCAGTAAATTTTTTATCAGGTAATAAATCACAAAGTAGTCCAGTACGAGCGGTAAGAAAATTTAGCATTTAATTGCTATATTTGCATTATAAAATTTAATAAAATGAAAAAAATTGAACAAGACGAATTGTCTAAATTGACAGAACTTAATCGCAACTTTAGAGATTTGAAGTTTGAAGTTGCTGACATAGAGCTTTCATTTGAAAGACTTAAAAGCAAAAAACAATCTACTCTAGCAAACTTAGAGATTGCAGCACATGACTTGGCTAAATATCAAGAAGAGATAATTGCTAAGTATGGCGACATAACTATCAACCTACAGACTGGTGAGTATAATTAGAAAAATATCAATTGGTCCTGACTACATGAAGTCAATGAACTATACTGTTGGGCAGGAAGTTCTTGACAAAAGTTATTCTATCTATCAGATAATAAGAAATGAAGATGGTATTAAACTATATATCATTAAGGAGGACGAGATAGTTTTATGGAAGGAGTTTTCAGAGACTGTTCCTGTATCAATTGAGTATAATATAAATTTCTAATGAAAGCACCATACTGTTTTATCATCAAAGCTGTTGATGGTAGGAGGTATGACAACATAAGAACTTACGGAGACAAAGAGTTCATTGTAAGTACCTCGCAAGAAGATCACACAGTTTCAAATAGATTTGCTGAAGTAATATCTGTTCCAATTTATTATAATGGGCCGATAACTACTGGCGACATTATTGTAGTCCATCACAATGTTTTTAAGTTTTACTACGACATGAGGGGTAGACAAAAGAGCAGTTGGCATCACTTAAAGGACGACCTATTTGTAGTTGAGCCTGAGCAAGTGTATCTGTATTCCAAGGATAAAGATTATTGGAATGCACTATCTCCATTTGTTTTTATTAGGCCTGTACCATCTGAAGATAAGATGTTTAATTCACTAGGCACATTTGAAGAGCTGTGGGGAGAGATTGTATTTAAGAGTGATGACTTAAAAGAAGTAGAGATTGGTGATGTCGTGTCGTTTACTCCAGATAGTGAGTATGAATTTAGAATAAATAATGAAGTTCTTTATAGAATGTATAATAGAAATATATGTCTAAAAAAATAGAGATATTAGAGGCAGCTAAGGTTGCTATTGATGAGTTGGTAAAGGTACTGAAAGAACCTATTATTACTCGATCTGAAGATGATATATCAGCGGACAAATTAAAGAACGCTGCATCGGCTAAAAGGTTGGCATTTGAGGATGCCTTGAATATGTTAGCTAAGATTGAGGAGGAGGAGAATAAAAGTAGCGATTCACAGATTCCTACGATAAACGTAGGAAATGGTGGATTCGCAGAAGGCAGGGCAAAAAAGAAATAATGGAAAATAATCTTTACGTTATACTTGATGATTACATTCCTAAGAATGTATTGACAACTAAGAATAGGCATAAGTCTTGGGAGTATGGCTACAATAAAGATTATGATGTTGTAGTTATATCAAAAGATGGAACTATTGGTCAGGTATATGAGATTAATAGCATTAAGGTAGCACTTCCTTCGATACCTGAAAAAGTTACCGATTACGGCAACAAATGGGTAGCGCAAGAGTACCCATCTGAACTTCAAAAAATCAAGACAATATTTGATTGGAATAGAAGAGACAACACTTTTAAATCAAAGTACGTTGACTTGATTGAAGGAGAGTTTGACAGGCGTGACAATGGGCATTGGTTTATAAATAACGGTAAGCCAACCTATATGACAGGCACACATTACATGTACTTGCAGTGGACAAAGATTGACATTGGTCTGCCTGACTTTAGGGAATCAAATAGGATATTCTATATCTACTGGGAGGCATGCAAGGCTGACAATAGGTCTTTTGGTATGGATTACTTAAAGAACAGACGTTCTGGATTCTCGTTCATGTCTAGCTCTGAGATATGTAACACTGGTACAATTGTAAGGGACTCTAGGATTGGTATACTATCAAAAACTGGTAGTGATGCCAAGAAGATGTTTACTGATAAAGTAGTTCCAATTGTAAGGAACTATCCGTTCTTCTTTAAGCCTATTCAAGATGGTATGGATAATCCAAAGACTGAGCTAGCGTTTCGTGTGCCAGCAAGTAAGATTACACGTAAGAATATGGATCAAGAGGCTCAAGATGAAATTGATGGTCTTGATACCACTATTGACTGGAAGAACACAGCTGACAACAGCTATGATGGTGAAAAATTACTACTGCTTGTACATGATGAAAGTGGTAAATGGGAGAAGCCTGAAAACATATTAAATAACTGGCGCGTAACAAAGACTTGTTTGAGGTTAGGTAGTAAGATTGTTGGTAAATGTATGATGGGTTCTACATCAAATGCATTGAATAAAGGTGGAGAAAACTTTAAGAAGTTGTATAACGATAGCAACCCTAGAACAAGGTCAGCGAATGGTCAGACTAAGAGTGGACTTTATTCGTTATTCATTCCAATGGAGTGGAATATTGAAGGGTATATAGATGAATTTGGTTGGCCTGTATTTGAAGATCCTGATAAACCTGTAAAGGGTATCGATGGGGAGATAATAACGCAAGGTGTTATTACCTGGTGGAACAACGAGGTTGCCGCATTGAAAAGTGACTCTGATGCGTTGAATGAATTTTACCGACAGTTCCCTAGGAGTGAGTCGCATGCATTTAGAGATGAGTCTAAGCAGTCTGTCTTTAACTTAACAAAGATATACCAACAGATTGACTACAACGATTCATTGATCAAAGATCAGGTATTAACAAGAGGTTATTTCCATTGGAAGAATGGAGTAAAGGATAGTGAAGTTGTATGGACTCCAGATAAGAATGGTAGGTTCTTAGTTTCGTGGATTCCTAACAGTAGACTACGCAACAATGTAATTACTAGGGGTGGAAAGAAGTACCCTGGCAATGAGCACTTGGGCGCATTTGGTTGTGACCCATATGACATATCAGGTGTAGTAGGTGGTGGTGGATCGAATGGCGCATTGCATGGCATGACTAAATATCACATGGAGGAAGCACCAACAAATGAGTTCTTTTTAGAGTATATCGCAAGGCCACAGACAGCAGAGATATTTTTTGAAGATGTGCTAATGGCTTGCATATTTTATGGTATGCCACTATTAGCTGAGAACAATAAGGCTAGGTTATTATATCACTTTAAAAATAGGGGGTATAGAGCTTACTCAATGAATAGGCCTGACAAGCACAAAACTAAGCTCTCTAAGACTGAGATAGAGATAGGTGGTATACCTAACTCATCTGAGGACGTAAGACAAGCACACGCATCAGCTATTGAGACGTATATTGAAGAGTATGTAGGTCTTGATACTGAAGGAACATATAGAGAATCAGACTGTATGGGGTCTATGTATTTTATAAAAACATTAGAAGATTGGGCTAGATTTGATCCAAACAATAGAACAAAACATGATGCTTCTATTAGTTCAGGTCTAGCCATTATGGCTACACGTAAGCATTTGTTTGAAACAGAGAAAAAAGAATCGAAAATAAGTATTAAATTTGTAAAATACGATAATCGTGGAATTAGAAGCGAAATATTAAAATAATGGAGAAATTATCAGTTGCAATTTATCAATCACCCTTTCCAAACCAAATGGCTAGCGATGAAGAAAAAGCTACAATAGAATATGGTTTAAAGGTTGCGAAATCAGTTGAGGGTGAGTGGTTTAAACGTAAAGCAAACACATGTCGGTTCTATGATCAATGGGGCGAATTCCATCGTTTAAGGTTATATGCAAGAGGTGAGCAACCTGTACAAAAATATAAAGATGAGTTATCGGTAAATGGAGATATGTCTATGTTAAATTTAGACTGGACTCCAATTCCAATCATACCTAAATTTGTTGACATTGTTGTGAATGGAATGAATGATCGTCTTTTCACAATCAAAGCTGAGTCTCAAGATGTTATGTCTGCTGAGAAAAAGAATATCTTCCAAGATATGATTGAAGCTGACATGGTTGCCAAGGATTTCTTACAGATGACAAAAGACCAGTTTGGTATTGATGCATTTAACGTTAACCCTGATGAGCTTCCAGAGAATGATGAGGAGCTTTCATTATATATGCAACTAAAATATAAGCCATCAATTGAGATAGCTGAAGAGGTTGCTATTGACACCATTCTTAAAATGAATGAATACTCAAAAATAAAAAAGCAAATTGATTATGATTTGACTGTTTTGGGTAAGGCTGTAGCAAGACACACATTCTTAGTTAACGATGGATTGAAAGTCGATTACGTTGATCCATCTAATTTTATTCATAGTTATACAGAGAAACCTGACTTTTCAGATTGTTATTACTTTGGTGAAGTTAAGCAAGTCCACTATACTGAACTTTTAAAAATTGATCCTAATTTAACTTCTGAGCAGTTAAATGAAATACGCAACGCTTCATCTGCTTGGTATGACTACTTTCCTATTATTCGTAACTATCAAGATGATGCATTTTTAAATGAAGTAGTTACGTTGCTTTACTTTAACTATAAGACTACTAAACGATTTGTATGGAAGAAAAAACTTCTTGAGAATGGTGGTGAGCGAGTAATTAGAAAGAACGACACATTCAATCCTCCAATGGAAGAAGGGATGATGTTCGAGAAAGTTGAGGCAGTTCGTGACGTTTGGTATGAAGGTATATTGGTAGGTGGTTCTAGCATCATGTTAAAATGGGATATGATGAAGAATATGGTTAGACCTAAGTCAGCTACTCAAAAAGCACTTCCTAACTACGTGATATTTGCGCCTAGAATGTATAAAGGAAATACTGAGTCATTAGTAAGACGTATGATTCCTTTTGCCGATCAGATACAACTTACTCACTTGAAGTTACAACAAGTAATGGCAAGAGTAGTTCCTGATGGTGTATTTATTGATGCTGATGGTATTAATGAAGTTGACCTTGGTACAGGAGCGGCATATAACCCAGAGGATGCATTAAAGTTATACTTTCAGACTGGTAGTGTTATTGGTAGAAGCTACACCCAAGATGGTGAGTTTAATAATGCTAGAGTTCCTATTCAAGAGCTAAACTCAAATAGTGGTCAATCTAAAATGGCTGCTTTGATAGGTAACTATAATCACTATCTAAATATGATACGTGATGTGACAGGAATCAATGAAGTCAGAGATGGGTCAACTCCTAGCCCTGATGCATTGGTTGGTGTTCAGAAATTGGCTGCATTGAATTCAAACACAGCCACACGACATATATTAGAAGGTGGCCTTAACATAACTAAGAAACTAGCTGAGTGTTTATCAATACGAATTGCTGATATATTAGAGTACTCTGACTTCGCTGAAGAATTTGCGATGCAGATAGGTAAGTACAATGTTGCTATACTTAATGACATTAAAGACCTTTACTTGCATGACTTTGGTATATTCATTGAATTAACACCAGACGAAGAACAAAAACAGATGCTTGAGGCAAATATTCAAGTATCATTACAGCAACAAACAATTGACCTTGAAGATGCTATTGACATTAGAATGATTAACAATATTAAGTTGGCTAATGAGTTGTTGAAGTTAAAGAGAAGAAAGAGAATAGAGCAAAAGCAGAAGGATCAAGAGATGCAGTTCCAAATGCAAATGCAAAGTAACATTCAATCTCAACAAGCTGCTTCTGAATCTAAAGCTCAGTTGCTTCAACTTGAAGCTCAGTCTAAAATACAGTTAAGAGAAGCTGAAATGAATTTTGCTGTTCAGCAGATGCAGGCTGAGGCTGCTATTAAAGCTCAGTTGATGGAGAAAGAGTTTGAATTCAACATGCAGCTTAAAGGCATTGAGACTGACAACTTGATTAAGCGTGAAGAGAAGAAAGAAGAAGCTAAAGATAAGCGAGTTGATCTTCAAGCAACAAGACAGTCTGAGTTGATTAATCAGAGAAAGAATAACTTGCCACCATTGAACTTCGAAAGTTCAGAGGATTCATTGGATGGTTTTGACTTAGAATCATTTAGTCCTAAATAGTGGCATATATAGAGCACAACTTCTTTCCTTTAAAGGTATTTGTAAGGAATGAATACATGTACCAATTTAAGAAAGGTCATGGCGAATTTACAGAAGGCGTAATTATATCAGTAAGATGTATGCCAGGTCAAGCTGCATTATTTCAAGTTTTACTTGATAATGGTGTTATGAGAGATAAGCTACCTAGCCATGCGTTACTAACTGAACCAGAGTTGCCAAATCCCGACTTACCTTTCCATTACTTACAGATATGGAACTGTTTTAGCTATCGTTTTACATTGACACAGCTATCTTATGTATATGATACAAATGTTGATGTATATATGAAGGACAGACAATGGCATAAAGGAACTTATTACGCTACAATAAATTGGGGTTCTAATGATATAAATACTGACATTACATTAGCTGAAGATCCACTAGAGCATAAGTCACATCATATAATATTACTTGATAACGGTCAGATAGCCTTACAGCCAAACAACAGAGTACGTTGGTATGAGCCTTCATTCGTTACAAAAGAGTTCCCATCTAAGCCTGACTACTTGGTTAATAACGCTTGGTTTAATTGCGAAGGGTTTGACAAGTGGCACACTGAGGATTCGGATGCTATGTTCTATGACAATGTAGACCTAGATTAATCGGATTTTTACCGATTATTTGCTTGCCAAATTGCATGAATTTTTCCAGATTTGGCAACTGAATAGCAGCCAAAACGTCAAAAAAGTCTTTGTTTTGGCTCATATTCATGTATAATATATTATCTATTTTAGCCATTTTTATATGCTTTTGCATAATATATTAGCTATTATTAGCAGTTAATAGAGAATAAAATATAATTATTATCTTTGTAAAAAATAAATTAAATCAAATGGAAGGTGAATTTAAAGTAAGAGCGGTAGACTTCGAAGAAAAGTCTGTTGCCGAAGTAGAAGAACAGCTACTAAAAGAGCACGAAGAAAAGACAGGTTTAGCATCTACAGAAGAGCCACCTGTTGATAAGGTGGTTATTGAAGATACCCCACCTGTAGTTGAAACTCAAGAGATTGAGATAGACGACAACAAAGTTCTTTCATATATTGGAAAAAGATATAACAAAGAGATTAGCAATCTTGATGAGTTGTTTGAGCAACGTTCAAGCAATGAGGATTTAGATCCAGAGGTTGCTACCTATTTGAAATATAAAAAAGAAACTGGACGTGGAATCGAGGACTTTATGAAGTTAAATAAAGACTATGATTCAATGGATCAGGACCAATTGCTATTTGAATATCGCAAAAATAAAGATAGAGATCTTGACATTGATGATATCAAATTCGATCTTGAGTCTCAGTTTGGATATGATTCAGACTATGATGACGAGAAAGAGATTAAGAAAAAGCAGTTGGCTAAGAAAAAAGAACTCACAAAAGCTAAGGATTATTTCAACAGCTTAAAAGAACAGTATAAAGTTCCTCTTGAGTCAAGAGAATCTTTTGTTCCGCAAGAAGAGAAAGAATCGTATGAAGCTTATAAGAGTTATAAACAAGCTGCGAATCAAAATGATGAAGAGCAAGCAAAAAGGTCAAGGTATTTCACTGACAAAACTTCTGAGTTGTTCTCTGAAAAGTTCGAAGGTTTCGGATTTAATTTAGATGAGAATAAAAAATTAGTTTACAAACCAGCTGAAACACCAGACTTACTGAAAGATCAATCAAATCTTCAGAACTTTGTATCAAGGTTCTTAAATGATGAAGGTTATCTTAAAGATGCTGAATCTTTTCATCGTGCTATTGCAGTGGCTTCGAACCCAGAGAAATTTGCCAAATTCTTCTATGAGAAGGGAATGACAGATGCGGTTGACAATGTTGCTAAAGAGTCTAAAAATATAGACATGACTCGACAAGCAACACAAGTCACACCAGCTCCAGGTTTCAAAGTTACAGCTATAGATGATGATCGTGGCAACAGATTAGTAATTAGAAACAAAAACAAAAACTAAAAAAAATGGCTGGTACATTACAAGCGAGTCCTGGTGTTGCAATTACACCTAGCTCAGTTAAGGCAACATTGCCTACAAACTACATCACTAACTTTAACTTCTTGAATCAGTATCTTCCTGATACTTATGAGCAAGAATTTGAGCGTTATGGTAACCGATCTATCGCATCTTTCTTGCGTATGGTTGGTGCTGAACTTCCTTCTAACTCTGACTTAA